CAAACACCTACAAATACTGAGACTCAAACTCAAACACCTACACAAACACCTACAAATACTGAGACTCAAACTCAAACACCTACACAAACTAACACGGAAACACCAACTCAAACACCAACTCAAACACCAACTAATACCAAAACACCAACTCAAACTCAAACACCAACTAATACCGAAACACCAACTCAAACTCCAACACCAACAAGAACAAGATTCTCGTTCTCAGTTTCAACAGGGACCACTCAATACGATGCGTGTGATGCGTCACCTTCAATAACAATTTATGGTGAATTTGTAAACTTTGACGAAAATACGCAATTCTTTAATTCTCTTTATGGACCAGTGACGGTGAATATGACAGGTTATTATAAAAATTCAGGACAAGTAGTTGAGTTAGACTCTAACGGTAACTATGTAGGAGTATTCTCATTATGTTCACTTTTAACTCAAACTCCAACACCTACACCAACAACAACACCTACAGCAACATTTGGGTATTACACATATATTTTAGGTACGGGATTAACAACAAACACCGCGTGTGCTGACTTTAGTTCCGCCCCTAATACTCTTTATGCACCAGTATCTCAAGGGACTGGTCCTAATGTTGGCGAGTACTTATATGTTAATACTTCATTAACAACACCAGCCGCGGATGGTTACTATTCTAATGGTACTGCATGGTACTTAGTTAGTGGTGGTTTAGGTCAAATTGGAAGTTCTGACCCTAATGGGTGCTAAGAACAAAATTAAAAAAATAAAAAATTAGAAATATTGAATCTAATAAACAAATACTTAGTATTTATATTATAAAAAGAAATCAAGATGGCATGTAGCAAATATACCTTAACAAACACGGGTTCAACCGTTGTAAACTTCAATTATAGAAGATGTGACGATTCAATGTGGGAATACCAAGTTGAGTTATTACCAAACCAAACAAAAAATATTTGGTTAATAAACAACACTTATTCAATTGCACCGTCATTTGTTAATAGTGTGGTATTGGTTAATAATGGAGCATATCCAATGTATTATCCAACTAGTACCCCAACTCCGACAAAGACCGCAACTCCAACACCAACTTTAACACCAACAAATACTCAAACGCCTGGAACAACACCTACACCAACTCCAACTACAACTAATACGGAGACACCAACTCAAACACCAACAACGACAACTACATTAACTGCAACTCCAACTAATACACCAACTCCAACTAATACGGAAACACCAACTCAAACACCAACAACCACAACAACATTAACTGCGACTCCAACACAAACAGGAACTGCGGCAGTTACACCAACTCCGACTCAAACTGAAACACCAACTAACACACCTACACCAACAAGAGCAAGATTTTCGTTCTCAGTTTCAACAGGTTTAACAAGTAATGATGCATGTAACGCATCACCATCAATAACAATTTATGGTGAACTTGCAAACTTTGATGAAAATACACAATTCTTTAATTTAGTATACGGACCAGTAACTGTTAATATGACAGGTTGCTATTCAAACTCAGGACAAGTAGTTCAATTAAATTCAAATGGTAATGAAACAGGAGGATTCTCATTATGTTCATTATTACCAACACAAACTCCAACACCAACTCATACTTCAACTCCAACTAACACACCTACAGTAACTACAACACCTACCGCAACATTCGGATATTATACTTATATTCTGGGAACAGGTTCAACATCAAATTTAGCATGTACCGACTTTAGTTCAGCACCTAACACACTTTATGTACCAGCATCTCAAGGACCTGGACCTAACATTGGTGAGACATTATATGTTAACACAGGATTATCAATTGTGGCGGCAGATGGTTATTATTCTAACGGTACTGCATGGTATTTAGTTAGTGGTGGAGCTGGTTTAATTACCGCTTCTGACCCTAACGGATGTTAATAAAAAAAGAAAATTAATATATGTAAAAAACCCTTCACCTTCGTGGAGGGTTTTTTATTTTTAGGGTAAAATATAACATACATGAAGATTTTTATCCAAATTGCCTCATACAGAGACCCGCAGTTAATCCCAACAATTAAAGACATGTTGGAAAACGCCAAAAAACCAAATAACTTAGTTTTCGGTATTGCAAGACAATACAGTGAAGAAGACGGTTTTGATAATTTAGATGAGTATAAAAACGACAAAAGATTTAGAATTTTAGATATTCCTTATCAAGATTCTAAAGGTGTTTGTTGGGCGAGACACCAAGTTCAACAACTTTACAAAGGTGAAACTTATACACTACAAATAGATTCTCACATGAGATTTGTTAAGGATTGGGACGATATCCTTATCAAAATGATAAAGGGGTTACAGAAGGACGGGTATAAGAAGCCTCTACTTACGGGCTACGTTCCTTCTTTTGACCCCGAAAATGACCCAGCAGGAAGAGCCCCTGATGCATGGAGAATGGTTTTTGACCGATTCATTCCTGAAGGTGCAGTATTCTTCTTACCTGAAACAATTCCAGGTTGGAAAGATTTAAAAAAACCTGTAACATCAAGATTCTACTCAGCTCACTTCTGTTTTACATTAGGACAATTCTCAACTGAAGTTCAGCACAACCCTGAATATTATTTCCACGGAGAAGAAATTTCAATTGCTGCAAGAGCTTACACTTGGGGTTATGATTTATTCCACCCACATATTCCTGTTGTTTACCACGAATACACTCGTAAAGGTAGAACAAAACAATGGGATGATGACAAAGGTTGGGGTGAAAGAAACAGAGTATCTCATTTAACAAATAGAAAATTATTTGGTATGGATGGTGAAATTCAAGAAGGTCATGATGGTCCTTATGGTTTTGGTACCGTTAGAACTTTAACCGAGTATGAAAAATATGCAGGTATCTTATTCCAAAAAAGAGCAATTGACAAATATACTTTAGATAAAAACTATCCACCAAACCCATATAATTTTGAGACAGAACAAGAATGGAAAGATAGTTTCTGTATGATGTTTAAACATTGTATTGATATCGGATATTCTCAAGTACCTGAAACGGATTATGATTTTTGGGTTGTTGCATTCCATAACGATAAAGACGAAACTTTATACAGAAAAGATGCAGACAAGAATGAAATTGCAGGATTTATGAGAGACCCTGATAAGTATTGTAAAGTGTGGAGAGAATTCCAAACAGATGAATTACCTTCTTACTGGGTAGTATGGCCTTACTCAGAATCAAAAGGATGGTGTGATAGAATTACAGGCAGATTAACCCACAACCACGTTAGTTAATGAATATTACCAACATTCCCAAATTTGTCGTTAATTTAGAAAGACGACCTGACCGATTAGACCATATTCAAAAAGAGATGGACTATATGGGATGGGATTACGAATTATTTAAAGCTGTTGATTTAAACAATCACGGAGGATGTACTTTATCTCATACAGGAATTATTAAACTTGCTAAAGAGAGGGGATACGACTCTGTGATGGTTATTGAAGATGATTGTACTTTTTTACCATACTCAAAAGACTTAATTAATAAAATTGAAACTGAAAGTGGTGAATTTGAATATGGTATTATCAATCTTTCTCCTACTTTAAACAGACCTGTTCTTCGTAGTAAAGAACAACCTTTGTTTTTAGATATAACAAATTTACCCCCAAAACAAGAACACGAAAGAGGTATATTTGCAACTAATATGATGATTTATCATAGTTCAATCTATGATAATGTATTAGAGATGGAAATACCTGAAAAATTAGGGTACTACGCAATTGATGATTACATCTATCAATTTGTATTACCAATCAAACAAAGTTATTGTCCAATTTTACCATTGGCTCCTCAGATGAGTAGTTGGTCTGATGTGTCACAAGGACAATACAATAATTTTTACACTCAAACTTATAATTGGAATTTATATAGTCCGTGTAAAATTCCACCACAATATTTAAGTGGAATATTAACCCAAGAATTAAAAAACAATAAAGAACACAATCAATTCACATATGTCAACTAAAGTTAAATTTATCACATCAATCTATAGTGATTTGTATGGCACCGAATACGGTGGTAGAATGAATAGAGGGGGTCACTATAGTTATAGTTTATTATCTCTTTTAAAAATGACCGACGCAGATTTCTTATGTTATACGTCTGAAAGAGAAATAGAACCATTAAAAAAATTCTTTTACGAAACACATTCAATATCATCTGAGAAATTAAAGTTTGAAATTTTTGATATTTCAACAACTAAATTCCAACATTTAATTAAAGAATATAAAAATGTTGAGCAAACTAAAAAATCTGATAGATGTGTTGAAATTCAATATTCTAAATTTCATTGGTGGTGGAATGAAGATAAATCTTACGACTATTATTATTGGATTGATGCGGGTTTATCTCATTGTGGATTAGTTCCTGTAAAATATTTAAGTGGTACTCATCCAGAGCAAAGATACTATGAATGTAGTTTGTTTAATAATGATTTTTTACATAACATGATTGAGGATACTGGTGATAAGTTTTTAATACTCGGTAAAGAAAATGATAGAAACTTTTGGTCACAAACTTTAGACCCTAAGTGGTACAAAGAATATGATAGAAGTCTTCATATTATTGGTGGATTGTTTGGAGGTCACAGAGACAAGTGGGATGAAATTGTAAATTTATTTGAAGATTATGCTGAAAAAACTATAATAGATGCGAAGAACTTACACCATGAAGAACCAATTATGACTTTAATGTATTTCAATCATAAAGAATTATTTGAAAGAAAACATTTTGATATTTGGTGGTGTAGAGATAATGCACCCGCAGGAGTGACAGATGAAATGTTCACATTAAATAAAAGTTTTTATAAAATTTTAGAAGAATTCAATAGAATATATGAGTAATATAACATTAGTAACAGGTATATGGGACATTGGTAGAGGAGAACTATCAGAAGGTTGGTCAAGACCTTACCAACATTATTTAGACCAATTTGAAAAATTATTACAAGTTGAGGAAAACTTAATAATTTTTGGTGATGAAGAATTAAAAGAGTTTGTTTTTAAAAGAAGAGACCAATCAAATACTCAATTTATTGTTAGACCATTATCATGGTTTAGAGATTCTGAATTCTTTGATAAAATACAAAAAATTAGAACCAATGATGAGTGGGCTAATTTATCAGGATGGTTAAAAGAATCAACCCAAGGTAGATTAGAAAATTATAATCCATTAGTTATGTCTAAAGTATTTTTGCTACACGATGCAAAAATAATGGACCAGTTTGATTCAGAATATATGTTTTGGATTGATGGTGGTTTAACTAATACTGTTCATCCAGGTTATTTTACTCATGATAAAGTTTTGGATAATTTATCAAAATACATTTCAAAATTTTCATTCGTTTGTTTTCCTTACGATGCGGAAAATGAAATTCACGGATTTGAATATAATAAGTTAAATTCAATTGCGGGTGCCAAAGTTAATAAAGTCGCAAGAGGTGGGTTCTTTGGTGGTCCAAAACACACTATTGGTGATATTAACGGAATTTATTATGGATTATTAAAATCAACTTTAGATGAAGGGTATATGGGTACTGAAGAATCAATTTTCAGTATTATGTGTTATAAACATTCAGATTTGGTAAATTATTTTGAAATTGAATCTAACGGTTTAGTTGGTAAATTTTTTGAGGACTTGAAGAATAATAACCTTACACCTAAATCAGAAAATGTTAACAAATCTACAAATAGTTTAGATGTTAATAAAGTTGGTTTGTATGTCATCACATTTAATAGTCCAAAACAATTTCAAACATTAATTGATTCAATGAATGCTTATGATAAGGATTATATTATAAAAACTAAAAAGTTTTTATTGGATAATTCTACCGACACATCCACATTTGATGATTACGCCAGAATTTGTCAAGAATATGGATTTGAACACATTAAAAAAGATAATTTAGGTATTTGTGGTGGAAGACAATGGATTGCCGAACATTTTGAAGAAAAGACCGATTTAGATTTTTATTTATTTTTTGAAGATGATATGTTTTTCTATCCAAATGAAGGTCATGTTTGTAGAAATGGGTTTAATAGATATGTTCCTAATTTATATTCAAAAACATTACAAATTGCAAAAAAAGAAAACTTTGATTTTTTAAAGTTAAACTTTAGTGAGTTCTTTGGTGATAATGGTACTCAGTGGTCTTGGTATAATGTACCACAAGTGGTTAGAGAAAAATATTGGCCAGGTAAAAATAGATTACCTGAACAAGGTATTGACCCAAATGCACCTAAAGCTGTTTATGATTCTATTAGAACATTCCAAGGTATACCTTATGTTACGGGTGAAGTGTATTATTGTAACTGGCCACAAATTGTGACCAGAACAGGTAATAAGAAAATGTTTTTAGATACAACTTGGGCACACCCATTTGAACAAACATGGATGAGTCATATGTATCAGTTAGTTAAAGAAGGAAATTTATATCCTGGCTTACTACTTATGACACCAACAGAACACGATAGGTTTGAACATTACGAAAGAAGTTTAAGAAAAGAGTCATAACAATATATTTATTGTTATGGAATTCTTTATCAAACAAAACGCAACACTCCCTGTATTAAAAATGCAGGTAGTTAAAGACGGAAGGTCAGGATATCTTCAACTAATGGAGGACTTGGCGGTTTCAACAATCTTTTTTACTATGGTAGAAGTAGAAACAGGAATTCCTAAAATTGTGTCGGCACCTGCAGAAATAGTAAATTTAATTTTACCTTTAGGTGCTGAACCCGAATATTATATTTATTTCAAATTTAGTTCAAGGGATACAAATACCCCAGGTCGATATGTAGGTCAGTTTTTAATTAAGAATGACGAAGGTAATTTGATTCTACCTATTAGAGAAGAGTTATATATTAATATTCAACCAAGTTTTATTTCAGAAACTGCTTGTTGTTAATTTGATTACTAAGTTTTTTATTTTATATTTATCATAGAAGGTAAATTTCACGATGGTGTGAAAGCTAATAAACCAACTATATAACTTATGATATCTAACGAAGAAATTGAATCGTTCTTGCACGGGAATGACCCCGAAGAATTTATTGTAGCAATAGAATTTGACTACGCATCCAACTCCATTTACAAAATTAAAGAGATTCCTGGTAAAGGAAAAGAAATCCGTAAGGATACGTTTACCCCATTTGCATGGGTAGGTGATTTACGCGGTATTAACTTTTACGGTAATTCAAAAGCAGCTCAGAAAGAAGCCATGTCCAAACATGGTATTATGATTGAGAAGTTGGAAACTCACGGTAACGAAAGGTTACAAAAAGGTATGACTTTCATGGTGAAATCACTTAAAGGATATAGAGAGCTTATTCAGTTCTTTAGAGAAGGTGGTTGTGACCCATGGGGTGAAAAAACAAAAGACAAAGTAATGATTTTACCTCCTGTAGAACAATACTTAATCTCTAAAGAAAAAAGATTATTTAAAGGATTTGAGAATTATGAAGAAGTTACCCGAATGGTATATGACTTAGAGACGACTGCTCTTGAACCAAAGGACGGTCGTATCTTCATGATTGGAATTAAAACAAATAAAGGATATCACCGAGTTATTGAGTGTATGGATGAGGCAGAAGAAAAGAATGCCATCATTGAATTCTTTAATGTTATTAATGAATTAAAACCAAGTATTATTGGTGGTTACAACTCAGCAAATTTCGACTGGCATTGGATTTTTGAAAGATGTCAAATATTGGGGATAGACCCTAAGAAGATTTGTAAATCATTACATCCTCAACATTCATTCACAAGAAAAGATAGTATGTTAAAACTTGCGAATGAGGTTGAGACATTTACTCAAACTTCTATTTGGGGTTATAATGTAATTGATATTATTCATGCTGTTCGTAGAGCACAAGCAATCAATTCAAGTATTAAATCTGCGGGATTGAAATACATTACTCAGTATATTAATGCTGAAGCCCCTGACCGTGTTTATATTGACCATTTAGATATTGGTCCATTCTACTCAAAGAAAGAAGACTTTTGGTTAAACACTAAAAACGGTAATTACAAAAAAGTTGGTGTGGATTCTAAAATTGATGAAATTTGTGATAAACGTACTGACGTATACAATAAGATTAAAGGTGATAAGTTAGTAGAGATGTATCTTGACGATGACCTAGATGAAACCCTTAAGGTGGACCAAGAGTTCAACCAAGGTTCCTTCTTGTTGGCTGCGATGATTCCAACAACATACGAAAGGGTTTCAACCATGGGTACTGCAACATTATGGAAAATGTTAATGTTAGCTTGGTCTTATAAGTATGGGCTCGCTATTCCAGAAAAACAAGGTAAGACAGACTTTGTAGGAGGTCTTTCACGACTACTTAAGGTTGGTTATAGTAAGAACGTACTTAAACTCGATTTCTCATCTCTATACCCTTCTATTCAGTTAGTACATGATGTATTTCCTGACTGTGATGTAACAGGTGCAATGAAAGGTATGTTAAGTTACTTCCGTAATACCCGTATCAAATACAAACAACTTGCTGAAGAGTTTTATAATGTTGACCGTAAGAAGTCTGAATCATATGGTAATAAACAGTTACCGATTAAGATTTTCATTAACTCGATGTTTGGTGCATTATCCGCTCCTCAGGTTTATGCTTGGGGTGACATGTATATGGGTGAACAGATTACCTGTACAGGTAGACAATACCTTCGTCAGATGATTAAGTTCTTCATGACTAAAGGATACGTTCCGTTGGTAATGGATACGGATGGTGTTAACTTCTCAACTCCTGATGAGGCAAACGATAGAGTTTATGTTGGTCGTGGATTGAATTGGAAAGTTAAAGAGGGTAAAGAATATTTTGGGCCTGAAGCCGATGTTGCCGAGTATAATGATATATTCATGAGAGGTGAGATGGCGCTTGATACTGATGGTATATGGCCTTCTACCATCAACTTAGCTCGTAAGAACTATGCGGTTATGGATGCCAAAGGTAAAATCAAATTAACGGGTAATAGTATTAAATCAAAGAAACTTCCATTGTATATTGAGGCCTTTTTGGATAAAGGTGTTAAAATGTTACTTGAAGGCAATGGTAAGGCGTTTGTTGAATATTACTATGAGTACTTACAGACAATTTTTGATAAAAAGATACCGTTAAGTAAAATCGCTCAAAGGGCGAAAGTTAAACTAAGTATGGATGATTACAAAAAACGTTTAACAGAAAAAACTAAATCGGGTAATAGTATGAGCAGAATGGCCCACATGGAATTAGCTCTTCAATCAAATTTAAACGTAAGTTTAGGTGATGTTATTATGTATGTTAATAATGGACTTAAATCGTCTCATGGAGATGTTCAAAAGAAAGGGGATGGAGTTCAAATTAATTGTTATATGTTAGATAAAGACATTTTAGACAATGACCCTAATTTAACAGGTGATTATAATGTCCCAAGAGCAATTACCACTTTTAATAAAAGAATTGAGCCGTTATTAGTTTGTTTTAAGGATGAAGTGAGAAATGGTTTAATTGTTACTGACCCTGAAAAAAGAGGTATCTTTACAACCGCACAATGTGAATTGATAAATGGTCAACCATTTGACGAGTCAGGTCAAGATAAATTGGAGGACGTGTTAGCGATTACAGATGCTGAAATGTCATATTGGAAAAAACGAGGTTTAGACCCTGACTATATGTACGAATTAGCTGAAGAAGGGTGGAAAGAAAAGTTAGGAATTCTTGAGACCGTCTGAAGATAAGATATACCAATTACCAGCACAAAATCTAAACTCAATACAGGCATATTTGTCGGCAACTATTTCATCATAGTCTTCGTCAATTTTGCCTGTGTCAGGTTTGATTGTTATCCTTGTCATTGCCTTTACGACAATATGGTCAGTAGTTTTTGAGTTTAAAGTAACTGTAGACTCCAATACATTTCTAATGATAACACATTCCTCACCGTTAGTTGAGTATTCTCTTTCAGACACAATTGAAATTTCTGAAGTTTCTAATATTTCCCCATTAATTAATCTTGTAGATGGGATTGTTCTTAATATTGCCATAAGGTTAAATTACATATATTTGACGAGGCATAGCTCTGAATTTCATTTGCTTATTTAAATTTTCAGCAATAAGGGCTTCTTTTTCCATTTGTTTTTCAGGTCTAAGTCTTTCAAGTCTTAGTTTTAATTCTTCTTCTAACTTAGTTTTTTCATCTTTACCTTCAGTTAAAAGACTTGTATAGTCCATTTGGATTTCAGAGTCAGGGGTTTTTAAGTTTCCACTATATTTCCCTCTAACTCTACCTAACGTTTCTTTAACGTAAGCGGTAAACCATCTTCTTACCCATTGTTGTGCAGGTACATTTAAATCTGTCCAAGTAAACTCTTCTAAAGGAACTTCATTAGGCATTTTAATTACATCAGGATTATTTTTTAAACAATCCGCCCTACTATCAGGAGTTACATCGTAATACCAATACCAAACAGCTTTACCGACATATCCGCTATAATTATTCCAATTAAAATGATTACCAGGAGCGTTATATAACTGTACGTTTCTTTTACCATCAGGTAACGCAGTAATTCTATATGTTAACGAACCACCTAAAATTCTATTCATAATGTTTGCCTCTTGCATTCTTAACAAGTAGTCAAAACCTGACATCATAAAGTAAGAACCTTGATAACCCATTTGAGCAAATCCTACTTCATTCGCACCTAATCCAACACCACCAAAACCACCAATTCCACCCATACCAAATGCAGTCCAAGGTTGGTTACTAAACCATAATAACTCATTAATCTCTCTACCTGCAGGTATTTCATAATCTTGTTTGTTTGGCTCAAGAAGAAAATAATCTTTTTTAAGTACCCATGGACCCATAGTTTGAAGTCCAACAATTTTTGAATACGAATATGCAAATTGTTGTTCAAAATCCATGGTTCTTGTAATTAAAGCTTGAGCAACAGACTTTTCAGTCATGTTCAAGTTAACCAAGTTAACCCACTGACTTTCAATTAACCAATCAAGAACATATTGTTCATAATCTTGAATAGATAGTTCCATCAAAGAATCCATCATTTCATCTTCAATCTCAACACTTCTTAATGGTGCACCCAATAAGTGTTTAATTCTTGTATAAATTTTTGACCTTTCTGGTTCTGGAATAACTGCCATATCTAATAAATATCAATTAGTTTATTATTAAATACTGTAGAGCAGTGAATCTTTTGGAAAAACAAAATTACCACCTACAATTTTTGGTTTTTGATTGAACACTAAAACATTTTTTCCTTTTTGGAAAACCATCCAATCTGTTTTGTATAACTTAACACTTGCGGTACCTTCTAAAACAATACCATCCTCAGTTTCAATCATATTTCTAAACGGTTTAATCTGAGCGGTATATAATTGTCCATCTTTAAAAACTTCTAAATCCACACCTTGTATTGCGTCTTTTTTATTACCAAGTTCTCCAACCACCTCAACCTTAGCGGTTTTACCAAAAAACCTCTTAAGTATTGATGCCGTGATTTCTTCTCTTTTACTTCCTGCTTTATCTTTTTCAGTTAAAATTCTTAATAAATTTTGAAAAGTTGAACTTTCTTTATCAAAGATTCTAAACTTAAAATGGTTTAATGCATTAACAAATCTTTCAACCTCTTTCTTTTGTTGTGATGGAGTTTTATCCATAAATTGAATGGGTTCTTTATTAGGAATTGTTGCAATAACATTATTTAAATCTTTTAATAAGATACAAAAAGATGTGTAGTTTGTGTTTAATTTATTAATAACAGACCTGCCAGGACCCTCAAGATTATAAACACCAGGTAATTGGTCGTTGTCTGGTTTTTCAATATAGTTTTCATTGAATACTTCTTTCATGATTTTATTAATACCATTCATGAAAGTCCATTTTATATCGGAATTTGCATTGAATAACATTCTATAGAATTCATTCTCTGATTGAGAACACATTTCAGATTTACCCTCACTTAACAATTGTTTTAATTTTGTTGATTCAGTTAATTTTGTTTCAATTTTCATTTCGTACATTTTTGTTACAAAATCCCAATTAACTACTTTCCAAAAGTTTGTGATATATTCATCTCTTTTGTTTCTATATTTTAGATAATAAGCATGTTCCCATAAATCTAGTCCTAATAGTGGAAATCCACCCCCTTCAATCACATTCATTAATGGATTGTCTTGGTTTGGAGTTGACATAATTTTTAAAGTATTTTTTGAGGTTAGAACTAACCATACCCATCCAGAACCAAATCTTTCTTTGGCTTGTTTTTCAAATTCTTTTTTGAATGCGGTGAATGTCCCCCATTGTTTGGTGATTTTTTTGTAAAGTTCACCATCAAGTTTTTTGGGTTCAGGAGTTAACATGTTCCAAAATAATGCGTGGTTAAAAGCACCACCTGCATTATTTCTTATGTTTTTATCAAAACGACTAATTGTTTTGATTATTTTTTCTAAATCTAAATCTCCGTATTTTTTCTTTGATAATGCGTCGTTTAGTTTATCCACGTACCCTTTATAATGTTTATTATAATGAAAGTTCATTGTTTCTGGGTCAATAAACTGTTTGAGGGCTGTATAAGAATAAGGTAATTTCTCTATTCCTATTTTTTTCATTTCTGTAATCAACAACTCTTTTTCTTTGTTAACGTGGGTTTCAAGTATCTGTAGTTCTAGTTGTTGGATTTTCTCTTCTGTTTTTTTCATAGTTTTGGATTATCCGTTGTATATAAATAATCCGTAGTTGCTTAATATCTCAACTGATTAATTCTTTGTAGAATTTCTTCTGCTGCATCAGCAGGATTTTGGTTGTCACCCATAACTGTTGCGATGACTTGTTTCTTGTTGTTCAATATATCATAAATGATACCTTCAATCGTATTTTCAAAAATTGGATAGTATACTAATACATTGTTATTTTGACCGTAGCGATATGCTCGGTCTTCAGCTTGTGCGTGGTCTGATGGTAAGAATGAAAGGTCATTCATGATTACCGCTTCTGCTGATGTTAAAGTAATACCAACACCTGCGGCTTTAATGTTACCAACAAAAACTTTAACCTTTGGGTTGTCTTGGAATTGGTCAACAGAGTATTGTCTTTCAGGTTTTGACATTGAACCATCAAGTTTAACTGCAAGTTTTCCAAAATGTTCTGTAATTTTATTTAAAGAATCTGTGAAATTACAGAATATGATAACTTTCTTGTCTTGTTCTAAAATGTTTTCGGCAAGTTCAATTGTCTGAGCAATTTTCTCGTCAGCAATAATTTGTCTAACCTTTGTTAGTTTTGAAAATTGAACTGTTAGTGATTTTGACTCTTCAGGATTTTTATCATACCAATCATAATATTCCCCCATAACATTTTCATATTCTTTAGATTTTAATCTAAGATATACAGGGGTAATAATTTTATCGGGTAGGTCAAGAACATTTTCTTTTAATCTTCTTAATGTTAATCCTACAGTTCGGTCTCTTAATTCCTCTAAATTTGATGCACCCGTCACATTCCAAACTTTTCTTCCGCCAACATTAAATTGATATCCTTGACAATATCTGATAGCATATGCCATCCAATTCTTTGCAACAGGGGAATCAATCAAACTTAATAAGTTGAAATAATCAATTGGTCGTGATGTCATTGGGGTACCTGTCAATAACCACAATCTGTCAGTTTTTTTAACGATATCGTTAATTAGTTTCGTCCTTTGCGCCGTAGCATTTTTGATATAGTGTGCTTCGTCAATAATAACCAAATCAAAATTGGCAGCAAGAACTTGAGATTCATCTTTCTTTTTAGGGTCATGGAAATTTTTTATTATGTCGTAGTTTATAATTACAAAATCCGCCTCAGTACTAAAGTTTTTACTTTCCGCAATGTAGATTGATTTGTCTGAATAATTTTCAATCTCACGTTTCCAGTTAATTTTTAAAGTAGCGGGACAAATGATTAAAACTTTTTTAGAACCTGATTCTAATGCTGCAATGATTGTTGAGGTTGTTTTACCAAGACCCATGTCATCAGCCAAGATAAACTTTTTATTTTCAACTAATTTTTGAATTGCTTCTTTTTGATGTTCTAATGGAGGACGGTGAGAATATTTGGAATAATCAATCACAACATCTTTAACTGAATTATCTTTAATGATTGCTGCCTTTGGTAACCAAAAATCATGTAATTCTTCTTTTTCAAAAACTTTACCCCAAATGTGGTAAGCCTTTTCTTTATCTGCTAATAATTTTTCAACCCAAACTTTTTGAGGTATTTCGGTATATAATTTATCGTCAGCTAATTTTTGTGCAAAGTAGGCGTCAAGAATCACCCACTTCTTGGCAACCTTTGGTTGCTTGTCGTGGAAGTTAATAATATACTCTGATTGACTTCTTGTTGGGTAAAATTTTTTGTTAAGTTGTGACTTACGTTTTAACTCTAACATGTAATTATTACCACCTTCATATGTTTCAAGAATCGTCAATGCCTTTGACTCCAAACTTATTTCCATTCTTTTAATAAAAGTTTGTCTTAAATATAAGTAAAAATAAAGTATTTATCAATATATGCAAAAATTAGTTCCAATTACAAGGTTAGGCAAATTCTTCGGTGAGGAGGATTTTGTATTAGATATTGGTATGGGTGAAGAGTGGTTAGTGGGTGATATGAATTTCACGGTTGTGTTATACCGTGTTGATAGATATCGCACAAAAACTGATGATGTGTATGGTGAAGTTTTAGAAGATGGAATACAATTCATGGCACCTATAGAATTGAACGGTTATGTTCAAATCATGGCTCCAACTAACAAATTACTTGGTAATTCTAAAGTTAAACAAGATGAGCCAGGTAATATGAAATTTTCAATTTACCAAAAAACTCTTGATGATATGCAAGTTAATATCCTTATGGGTGATTACTTTGGATATTATGAAACTGAAGACCGAATTAGATATTATACGGTTATTGATGATGGACTTGTTAAGTCAGACAATAAACATACTTATGGTGGATACAAACCGTTCTATAGAACAATAACCGCAACATATGTAAGCGAAAACGAATTTAGAGGATTATAATGAAAGTAGTAATAACTGAATCTCAGTTTGATAATTTATTTTTGGGTAAGAAAGTTATGGTGTATTATAATTTACACAAACATACTTTTTCGGTCACCTATGATAGTAAAGTAATTATGCATGCTGACTATGTTAAATTAGGAGATGTTGAGTTTAGAGTTAGAAAAGGTGGTAAAGAAAAAGTTCGTTCTGAAAAATCAAAGAATGTTCACGCATTTGTAATTGGAAAATTATTAGATTATTGTGAATATCCATGTGACGATTTACCAACCTCAACTTCTGATAAAGTTGTTACATATAATCCATATAAATTTGATTCGTTTGTTTATAAAGACAGTGAAGAACCTGTTTATCATGCAAATGAAGTTGATATGATAAATTCGCAAAATAAAATATTTGTTGTAAAATAATAAAATGCCGTTACCAAGAAACATAGTTAAACCAACATTACCTTTAGTACCAAAAAAAGTTTTATCTGAAAGAAGAGAACAACTTTTAGAGTATATTAAAGAAGATGGAACTTATTTACCTAAGTCAGTATTACATGCCGATTTAGATAAAGGTATGTTGAATTTTGTTAAAGATGAATTACAAGTAACAACATCGGGAAAAATTGTTCCTATGTTGGATATTATCATTACAACTCAAAATTGGACTCAATATACTGAAACCGCATTATTCACGGATATGGATAATAATCCATCCCCACCATTTATTACAGTGGTTAGAAATCCTGAAGTAAAATACGGTTCAAACCCTGCTTTAATTTATAACATTCCAAACAGAAAGCAATTTTATTACGCTTCGGTACCAACATGGAATGGTAATGAACAAGGTATGGACATTTATACAATTCCACAACCTGTCCCTGTTGATATCAAATATAGTGTTAAAATTATTTGTAATAGAATGAGAGAACTTAACCAACTTAATAAAGTGGTTATGCAAACATTCGCGTCAAGACAAGCCTACACATTTATTAAAGGACAATATGTTCCAATTATTTTGGATAATGTTTCAGATGAATCTCAAATGACAATTGAGTCAAGAAAATATTATATTCAAAATTATGATTTCACAATGTTGGGATATCTTATTGACGAAGAAGAGTTTGAAGTTAAACCTGCAATTGCAAGAGTAACACAACTTATGGAAATCGACACCTCAACAAAAAAACAAAAAAGAAAAAAATATCCTGAAAACCCTGATGAATTTGAGATGAATTTTTTATTTGTTTCGGGTAATACTATGTTAAATGATTTTATTGATTTCACTGCCAATATGAATTTAGTTTCAACTGGTAATGTAGATACTTTTGACATATACATTAACGGTGATTACTATGGTAGTGACCTTCAAAATATTGAAATAACAACAAACGATAGACTTAGAGTTGAAGTTACAAAAATAGACGATACACAGGATTCAACAATATTGTACAATAACAAGCTCGTTTAATCTTCACCGTATATATCTTTCTTCTCTTTGCACTTCTCAATAATTAAATTTTCTAAAAATTTATAAATCTTTATTCCCCTCTTATCACAGTATTTTTTCAATATCTCGTGTGATTCAGGTGATATTTTAATATTCTTGATTTCCTTATTAGTTTTCATAGGCAGAAAAAAGGCAGAATTAATTCATACCGTTTATAAATAGTTATTGAAAAGTAAAGTTTTTTCAACTTATGTTGAATATTTATCTATAAAATAAATCTGTAACAGAATAATTTAATAATGGCAACAGCACAAGCAAATCAAAAAGTATTCGTATCACCAGGCGTATACACATCCGAAACCGACTTATCATTCGTAGCCCAAAGTGTGGGTGTAACAACTTTAGGTCTTGTTGGAGAAACTATAAAAGGACCAGCATTCGAACCAGTATTCATAACAAACTATGATGAGTTTCAAGCTTATTTCGGGGGAACAGAACCCGTTAAGTTTTATAACACTCAGATACCAAAGTATGAGGCTGCTTACATCGCTAAGTCATATCTACAACAATCTAACCAATTGTTTGTTACAAGAGTTTTAGGTCTATCAGGTTATGACGCGGGTCCATCTTGGAGTCTTTCGTTAATTGCCAATGTTGACCCTACAACAATTGCAATAAACACAAGTAGTGCACCTTTTACTGCAACGTTTACAGGTAATTCTACAGGGAATACTGTTACATTTACAAACCTTTCTCAACTTCCTGTTGAGGTTCAAGCAAATTTAAATGTACAATATAGATTGTCTGATGGTTCTACATCAACATTACAAAGTGACTTTAATTCTATTTTAGACGGTATTATGGATAGCCCTAACCTTTCAGCAACAACTGTTGTTATGTACGGTGCAATTCCTGAAAGCGATTACTACGGTTTAACAAACACTTATAATGTTATTAAAGACCCATATAAGTGTGAAAACAATTTAGCTCAGAATGATTTAACTTCGTCATCAAACGACCCATGGTATTATGCAAACTTTGACATTTCTTCAGGAAATGCTTATACAGGATATTCATTCTACTACACTGTAGGTACTTTAGCAACTGGTGCAACATCTACAGAATTTACAGGTACTATTACAGGTATGACTTACCAATTTACAGGTACTGCTTACTCTGAATATAATAATATGGTTGTAGGTACTATTCGTTCAAGAGGTATCTCACTTTACGCAAACAGTGCTGATAGTGTTGACCATGGTCCTGTTTATGAAGTAGGTATTGATTACAATAATAACAATACATGGGTACCTAATAACTTACAACTTGTTTGTACAGGTCAATATTCGGGTATAACTCAATCTCCATATGCATCTTTCTTACTTTCAGGTGTAACTAAAGATAATAACACATTCTCATTTGAGACTTCATTATTAGCATCATCTGCAAAATATATAACTAAAGTATTGGGTGTTGATAATTTTGGTAAATCAAGATTCCAAGTTCCAATTTATGTTGAAGAAATTTATCAAGGAAGTTTGAATTATGGTTATAGTCAAGGTTATGTTCGTGGATTAAATTGTGATTTAATTGCACTACCAGACGCAAGAAGTCAATCAAGTTCATCAATTGCATGGAATTTAGAAAAATATCAATCACCTGAAACACCTTTCTTAGTTTCAGAATTAAGAGGTAATAAAGTATATGATTTGTTTAAATTCATATCAATTTCTGATGGTGATGCAGCAAATACCGAAGTTAAAGTTTCAATTGCTAATTTATCGTTTAATAATATGTCTTTTGATGTATTAGTTAGAAATTTCTTTGACACTGATTCTAATCCAATTGTAATTGAGAAATTTACAAATTGTAATATGGACCCAGGTACAAATAACTTTATTGCTAAAAAGATTGGTTCGTCTAACGGTGAGTTCGCATTAATTTCAAAATATATAATGGTTGAAATGGCAAATGAATATCCAATAGACTCATTACCTTGTGGTTTCTACGGTTACACACAAAGAGAATATGAAGACGCTAATGTATATCCATCACCATTCCCTAAATTTAAAACTAAATATGATTACCCTGGAGAGGTTATTGCAAATCCACCATTCGGTTCTGCCGTTGGAGGAGGAACAGTTGAATCAGGGGGAGATATTGTTAGAAAAACATATTTAGGATTCTCAACACAATATGGTGTTGATGAGTCATTACTAACATACAAAGGTAAACAAAACCCAATTGTTGGGTGGGAATTAGCTACAGAATCAGTTAAATGGAATTATTTGAGTAGAGGTTTCCATATGGACTCAGGTGCTACAGTTGTAACAATCGCAAGAACTTCAATGACAAGTGGACAAACGGCATTTGAATGTGGAACTGCTGACTTTAGATTTGACCCGCAAACTCAAGAAAATCCTTATTACTTTATTTATTCAAGAAAATACACAGTGTGTTTTGCAGGTGGATTTGATGGATGGGATATTTACAGAGAGTTTAGAACTAACCAAGATAGATTCCAATTAGGTTCTTCAGGTTATTTATCAGGAGCATACCCTTCTTCAAGATATCCAACCGCAACAGGTGACGGTATATTCAAAAGAATTGTGGTTCAAAATAATACTCAAGATTTCGCAAACACTGACTATTACGCTTACTTACTTGGTATCTTAACATTTGCAAATCCTGAAGCAACTAACATTAACGTGTTTGCAACTTCAAGTATTGATTATGTTAATAACTCAAACTTAGTAGAAGAAGCAATAGATATGGTACAATATTCAAGAGCTGACTCGGTTTATATCGCAACAACTCCTGACTATAATATGTATACACCAGATTCAACCAACCCACAAGATATCATCTACTCACAAGAAGCGGTTGATAACTTAGATAACACAGGAATTGACTCTAACTATACCGCAACTTATTATCCTTGGATTTTAACAAGAGATACAGTTAACAATACTCAAATTTATTTACCACCAACAGGTGAGGTTTGTAGAAACTTAGCGTTGACAGATAACATTTCATTCCCTTGGTTTGCATCAGCGGGTTACACAAGAGGTCTTGTAAACTCAATCAAAGCTAGACAAAAACTTACACAAACTGATAGAGATACATTGTATCAAGGTAGAATTAACCCTATCGCAACTTTCTCTGATGTTGGAACTGTAATTTGGGGTAATAAAACTCTACAAGTTGCTGACACAGCACTTAACAGATTAAACGTAAGAAGATTATTACTACAAGCTCGTAAATTGATTTCAGCAGTGGCGGTAAGATTATTGTTTGAACAAAACGACCAAGTTGTTAGACAACAATTCTTGGATAGTGTTAACCCTATCTTAGATTCAATTAGAAGAGACAGAGGTTTATACGATTTCCGTGTAACAGTATCTTCTTCACCTGAAGATTTAGATAGAAACACTTTAACAGGTAAAATCTACCTAAAACCTACGAAAGCTTTGGAGTTTATTGATATTGAATTCTTCATTACTCCAACAGGAGCTTCGTTTGAAAATATATAATAAATTCATGGGGGTACATTAAGTACCCCCTAAATGCCAAAGTATGAAAAGACAACTTAAAGAAGGTTTTAAAGGTGAGGGTACACCCGATATGAAATATTATGCATTTGATTGGGATGACAACATTGTTCATATGCCAACAAAGATAGTATTAAAAACTGAAAGTGGTGATGAAGTTGGTATGAGTACTGATGACTTTGCGGAATATAGAAGTCAAATAGGTAAAGAACCTTTTGATTATAAGGGTAATACCATTTTAGGATTCGCTGAAGACCCATTTAGAAATTTTAGAACCGCAGGTGACAAAGATTTTTTAGTAGATACCATGAGAGCAAAACTTGGTCCAGCGTTTAGTGATTTTAGAGAGGCAATCAATAACGGTTCAATTTTTTCAATTATTACCGCAAGAGGTCACAACCCAAACACATTAAAACAAGCTGTTTACAATTACATTATTGATGGATTTCATGGTATAGATAAAGACAAATTAATTAAGAACCTTAAAAAATATAGAACATTTACGGATGAAGGGGACATGAGTGACGATGAATTAATTAAGTCGTACTTGGAACTTTGTAAGTTTCACCCTGTGTCTTTTGGAGATGAAACAGGTGCTGCCAATCCCGAAGAAGCAAAAGTTCGTGCAATGGAAGAATTTGTATCTTATATAAAGGCGATGGCTTCAGTTCTTAATAAGAAGGCATATATTAAAAACGATGTGTCAAATAATTTTGTACCAGAGCAACCTAGTATTGGATTTTCAGATGATGATATTAGAAATGTTGAAGTAATGAGTAAACATTTTAAAGATAAACCAGATAATATAGTTAAGACTTATTCTACTGCTGGAGGCGTTAAAAAGGAATATAATTAGATTATAATCCGTCCAAATTAAAAGTAAAGAGAAAAATTTTTTAACAAGACTATATTTATAGATATAAACTAAAGAAACAAAAAAATTAAAATAACATGGCTGATTTATTAATGAAAATGCCGATACCTTACGAACCGAAACGCCAAAACCGTTTCATCTTAAGGTTTCCGTCAAGTTTGGGTATTAACGAGTGGTTTGTAGAATCTACATCAAGACCTCATATTCAAATTGCACCAGTTGAGATACCGTTCTTAAACACTTCAACTTTCGTTGCTGGTAGATTTAACTGGCAAACAATTAACGTAACGTTTAGAGACCCAATTGGACCTTCAGCGGCTCAAGCTCTTATGGAGTGGGTTCGTCTACATGCTGAATCAGTGACAGGTCGTATGGGTTATGCTGCGGGTTACAAAAAAGACATCGACCTTGAAATGTTGGACCCAACAGGTGTTGTTGTTGAGAAATGGATTCTTTACGGAACATTCTTAACAGACGTTAACTTCAATGCGTTAGACTACAAAACAGATGCTTTAGCGTCTATTACTGCGACATTGAGAATGGATAGATGTGTACTAGTTTACTAATCTTATTTACAAAATTTTACAATCAATTATATTTAACCGTAAAGCACTAAACTTTACGGTTAATTTTTTTATATGGATAATCAAACAATCGACTACGGTCAACAAAATTTTACACTACCACACGATGTGGTACCATTACCTTCTCAAGGTATTTTCTACAAAAACAAAAAGAAATCATTAAAAGTTGGTTATCTTACCGCATCAGATGAAAACATTTTGATGGGTGGAACTAATGATTTAACAATGACTTTATTAAGAGCAAAAATTTACGAACCAGATGTTAGGGTTGAAGACCTAATTGAAGGTGATGTTGAGGCAATCTTAATATTTTTAAGAAACACGGCATTTGGTCCTGAGATGACATTAAATCTTACAGACCCATCAACTAAAAAAGTATTTCAAACAAATGTTAGGTTGGATGAACTATCTATCATTAACGGACAACAACCAAATGAAGACGGTAGTTTTACAATTCTTTTACCAAAATCACAATCAACAATTAAAATTAAACCTTTAAATTATGGTGAAATTATGGAGATTGGTAGATTAGCAGAAACATACCCCCAAGGCAGAGTTGTTCCAAGAGTTACTTGGAGATTACAAAAAGAAATCATTGAGATTGACGGTTCAACCGATAAAGCAGTTATTGCAAAATTCATCGAGTCAATGCCAATTGCCGATTCAAAGTTCATTAAAAATTTTATGAATGAGAACGAACCAAGATTGGATATGACTAAAATTATAATGGCCCCGTCAGGAGAAAGACTAACAGTGAATGTTGGTTTTGGGGTCGACTTTTTTCGCCCTTTCTTCTGATTATAGAAAAAATCAGATAGATGAGTTTTACTATCTGAATACTTTAATGAAAATTACATATCAAGATTTTGAGCGAATGCCAATATTTGTTAGAAAATATTTATTGGACAAATGGCTCGAAGATAATAAGAAGGACTAAAATTTTTGGTCCTTCTTCTATTTATATACATAACCAATTAATATCATGGCAGGAAATCCAAAAGACGAAGGTAGTGCTAAAGAACTTAAAGAAACCGTTGATAGTTTAGGGTCACCTATTGAAAAAATATTAGACTCTATCGGTAACATGTACCAACAGGCCGATAAACTAAATAATTCTTTTGTTCAGGGTAGAACCAGATTAGATGAAATGAACGATGCGGTTTCTAGAGCGGCCGCAGGAGTTATTAGATTAGGTGGAGATATTAATGATGTTTCAAACACTATGGCAAAAATTGCCGAAGGTTCGAGACGAAATGTTATTGCAACTGAAGACCAAGTTAGTAAATTATATGCCGCGTCTACAGTATTAGGTGTTGGGGCTAAAGAATTGGTTGATTCTTTTTCAAAAGTTGGGTATGAAACATCTCAAATTGGACCAAATTTAGAAAAATCTATTGAATATGTTCAAAGTATTGGTTTGAATGCTAGAACTGTAATGACCGATGTTGCTAATAACATGGAGTTAATGAATAGATTTAACTTTAACGATGGTGTTCAGGGGTTAACTAAAATGGCGGCTCAAGCTTCAATGTTAAGATTTGACATGAAAACTACCGCTGAATTTGCTAATAAAGTTATAGACCCTGAAGGTGCTATTAACATGGCGGCATCATTCCAAAGATTAGGATTAGCTGTTGGACAATTAGGTGACCCGTTTGCCTTAATGAATGATGCAATTAACGACCCAGGTGCATTACAAGACAGTTTAATCAAAGCCACAAAACAATTTACTGAATTTGACGAAAAAAGCAAATCGTTTAAAATAAATCCACAAGGTGTATTAACATTAAGAGAAATGTCTAAAGAGACGGGTATCTCTTATGAACAACTTACAAAATCAGCTTTAGCTGCTGCAGATTTAGATAAAAGAGTTTCGGCCATTAATCCTTCATTGAAATTTAAAGACGAAGAAGATAAACAATTCTTCGCCAATATGGCAACAATGAAAGATGGTGAGTATGTTGTACAACTTAAAGACGATGAAACTGGTAAAGTTGAAACCAAAAAATTAGGTGATATTACTCAGGACGAAATGGAAAAGTTAAGGGAACAACAGGCTAATGCTCCCAAAACTTTAGAAGAAATTCAAACAAGTCAATTAGATGTATTAAAAAACATCCAACGAGCAATTGAGGGTAATGTCGCCAAAGCAACTTATGGTGTTGCGGGGTCTTCTGCGATTAGAGGTAATTTATTAGGAGCAGATAGAATTACAAGGTCACTTAGTAAAGCGGTTGATACAACTGTTCCTGGTAGCGCGGTAATAACAGAAAAAGTTAATGACGCTATTAAAGAAATGAGAGATTTATATGTTGCGAATACTTCAGGTAAGTTAAGTAATGAGGATTTATCTAAAAAAGTTAAAGCAATTGAGGAAGGTATTACAAATACTGCGAGTGGTATGGGTAATAAAGGTATGGAAGCACTTAAAGATATTCTTCAAAAAACTAACCAAGGTGTTACTGGTTCAAGTACTATTGAAAAAGAATTCAAAAAATATTCTGAAGAACTTTTAACTGCGGTAGGAAGACCAACAACTTCCGCAGCTAGTGCGGTTAAATCAAAATCAGCCGCCACAACACAAAAACCAATATCTCTTACAGATGTTTTAGGGGAAAGAACTGTAAGTCGAAATGCTAGTTTAACAAATACTGAAAGTAAAACTACAACAAGTAAAATTGAGTTTGGTGAGTTTAAAATTACTATAGATACCCCGCCAGGAACTACACTAACACAACAACAATTAAATGCGATTTTTAACAGTGACCAATTTAAACAATATGTTTTAAGTTTATCTGACACAAAATCAAATAAAGGTCAAGGTGTTGTCTCATATTAATGATAAAAAATTACCTTTAACCTATTTATTAAGAAAAGTATAAATGGGGAGTCCATTAGATTATATTAGCACAGAGGGGTTTAGAAAAAAACTAATCACCAGGAATTTAGTACCTTATGCTAAATCTCCTAACCCCGCCACGCCACCTACAACTTACGAGGTGATTCAATCGGATTATGCGGTAGTTGATAGTCCTGATGGATTAATTGATACTACATTTTTTGCGGACAAACAATACCCACTAAATAGATGGGGTAATGATGGTGGATATGAATTGGCACCAGATATTAGTGGTAACTTAAATACAACTTCAAATCAAGGGGAGTATGGCCCTGGACAACAAGATGCTCATATTGTTGATACGGGATATGCTGCAACACAAATATGGAAACCACTTAATGCTTACTCAACAAGTAATACCTTTGATGCGGGTGAAGCGGTTACAACATTAGAAATTGTATATCCTGATGGCGGTAGAATACCAAATGGTCAACCATACCCAACAATTATCAATCCTTCATCTTATACACCACTTTCAATTTTATTAAATCCAGACCCACAAGGTAGTAATGGTTTATTAAGTGCGGATTCATATATTGCTCGATTAGGTGCAAAAACACTTAAGAAAGAGTTTCAAGAAAGAATAGGTAGAGCGATTATTAGAGAAACAATAGGTCGTGCTAATTTTTTAAATGTTAACAGTAGTACTAATCTTGTTAATATATTAACAGGTAATGTTCCTTTAATTGAGCCAAATTATCAAATTACAGTTCCATCTAATCCTGTTTCGGCATCTGCAGATTTCTTACTTAGATTGGGTGGTAGTGTTGCTCCATTCTCATTAATTCCAGGTTCTTATTTTGACCCAAATGTTAACCCTGCACAACCAACAACAATTGGACAATCGTTACTTGCAAATCCAATTGCAGCAGCAGGTAATTTTGTAAGTAACTTATTAGGTGCTGGTAAGACTGGTACACAAATATTTTATAACAATACAGGTGCGGGGCAAAAATCTTTGTTGTGGAAAAATATTAACTACAACAGATATAAGCCAAATTACGACAGAACATTACTTGATAGATTAGGTGGTGCTATTGTTGGTACAGAAACAAATAATTCTAATTTTTATGTTGGGTCAACAAGTTCTGACCCTTCAAGAGTATTCTCACCAAGTAGAGCGTTACCTGTTGACTCATTTGGTAATGAACAACAATCTCCTGTTTATGGTCCATCAGAATTAGCTCAACTATATGAAGGTCCAAGTAAAGAAATTCGTTTAGGTGCTAATGGTCCGACATATAGTAATGGTGGTGGTATTGAAGGTGGATTCACATGGGTGTCACCAAAATACAAAGGTAATGCTGGTAAGAAAGTTGGTATTGGTGGTGAAATAATCAGAGAAGATTCTGACTTTAAACCATCATCATATAATTCAACTGAATCAACAGAAAGAACATTTAAACAAGGTTCTATTCTTGATAAAACACAAAGAATTGTTGACAGCCAACCACAAGGTGGTAAACGATTACAACATGTTGGTAATGCGATTGACCAAGTTAGTAAAGTATTCAATGACGGATATACTGAAATGACAAAAGGTTCAAGAGTTTTAACTTATGTTGGGGCAATTGGACAAGAAGTTGGTACTGAATACTGTAGAGTATTTGCCAAAGACATTCCGTATCTTCAATATAATGACCTTCAAAAAACTGATGGTATTACAACTGAAGGTAGAAGATTTTCATATTCTGTGTTAGATAAAACATATAATCTTAATATCGCTCCAAACAAACAAGAAGGGGGTCAAGACTCAACAAATTTAATTGGAAGTTATAATAATGCTTATGCTAAAAAATATATGTTCTCATTAGAAAATTTAGCATGGGCAACTTCAAATACACCAGGATTTTCTGTTTCAGATTTACCTGTTTGTGAAAGAGGACCTAACGGTGGTAGAGTTATGTGGTTCCCTCCATATGGGTTAACATTTAGTGAAACAGTTACTGCCAATTGGAATGCGAATGATTTCTTAGGAAGACCTGAACCAATCTACACCTATAAAAATACAAGTAGAAGTGGTAGTTTAACTTGGAAAATTGTTGTTGACCATCCGTCAGTATTAAATGTTATTGTTAATAAAGTGTTGGCAAATGAAACTAATAAAGTTAGAGTTGATAGTATTTTAGATTCATTCTTTGCGGGATGTAGAAAATATGATTTATACGAATTGGCTAAAAAATATTATACTATTAGTCCAAACGATTTATTTCAAATTCAACAAGCAATTTCTTCAAAAGAAGTTACTAAAGAACAAATGCAATACGCTGTTAGTACTGTAACTACAATACCACAAGTTGCTGGTAACAATGGTGATGGAGGTACTAACAAAGATTATTTTACAAAATATAAAAACATTGGATTTTATTTTTCAAATGATTATCCAAAACCTAAAACATCTCCAAACTATACTGAAATGTATACGGAATATATTGGTGAACAACCAACATATTCAAAAAAATCAAATGGGGTTCAATTAGATGAATTTTATAATACAGTAGTTAATCCTAACTATGATATTGCACAACAGTTGGCAATTGACTTGGCATCACAATTTAAAAATAATCCTGATGGTACTGTAACAATTACTATAGATTCGAGTTGTTCTGCACCTGCAACACAATCGTATAATAAAGAATTGGCAACACGAAGAATTAACTCTGTTATTAGATTTTTTGCTGAAAACTCAAGTACAAGTCAATATATTAAAGAAAAAAGATTAATTGTTAATAGTGGTAAAAACTTTGGAGAAAACACATCCTCACAACCTTTAAAATCTAAAACCGCGTCAAAACCATATTCAATTGACGGAATGTCGCCAGGTACAACTGTAAACTGTACTGATAATGATGGGAAAGCTGTTGGTGGGGATACTCAAGCAGTTTCTCACGAAATATATACAACAAATGCAATGGCATGTAGAAGAGCGTATATTTCTGATATACAATCAACATTGAGTGCTCCTCAACCACAACCTGTCCCTAAAAAAACAACTGTAGTTACAGGTAATGTTGTTACAACAACTGAAGTACAACCTGTTATTGAGAATGTAGTAGTACCTAAGGATAATATTAGTAAAAGAGTTTTAAGGGCTTTATTATCTGAATGTGATTATTTTGAAACCATAAAAGAGGAGACTCCTATGGTTTATGATAATCTTAGAGATAAATTAAAATTTTTCCAACCAGCATTTCACTCAATTACGCCCGAAGGTCTTAACTCAAGGTTAACATTCTTACAACAATGTATGAGACCTGGAGACACAATACCTACAGTTAAAGGTAGTGTTGGTGGTAAACCAATTTTACAATATAACAACGCAACCAACACAGCTTTTGGTGCACCGCCAGTATTAGTATTAAGAGTTGGGGATTTTTATAATACTAAAATTATTCCAACTAACTTAAGTTTCCAATATGAGTCATTGGATTTGAATCCTGAAGGTATTGGTGTTCAACCTATGATTGCAAATGTTACCCTTTCATTTAATTTTGTTGGTGGTAGTGGATTAAAAGAATCTGTTGATAAACTACAAAATGCGTTAACGTTTAATTATTATGCAAATACTGAAATTTATGACGATAGAGCAGACCCTACGGATACAAGTTATAAAGTAATTGATAAAGATTTCTTACAATTTGCAGCGGCTAACAATATTGCACCACCAACTGTTAACCAAGCGCAACCAAACAACGGACAAACAAATGAAACTACTATTGGTACTATTATTACTAATAATATTGTTGAAACAGGACAGACTGGAACTATAAGTTATAGTACTTTCATGGACAAATTACGTGATGAAACTCAAACGTATTTTACAAATGTTGTAAATAAAAATAGAGAGACGGTCAATCAATATAATAACGCCTTACGTCAACAATGGATGTTAGAAAGAACTTATACTGATGGTAAATTTATGATTGTGGAAAATGATACCCCACAAACAGTTTTATTTGGTAAACCATATAACACTGAAAAAAGAATTGATACAATATTTGAACAATTGATTACCGATATTAAGGCGGGTAACGAAGGGTTTATACAATTTATTTCAAACCCATCTAAAAACTTTTCATCAAGACTAATTAATCAAGTTAAAGAAAATTACTCATCAATTGTTAAGAATAAAAAAGGAACTTATCAAAATGCGGTAACTAACATAACTCAAAGTATGGTAAATGTACAACAAAGTTATATTGGGTATATTGCAAGAGCTAATACTGTTCCATATTTCGCACCAGGAAAAACTGGTACAGGTACTGACGGATACCAACAAAAAAATGGTACGGTTAGAAGTTTTGTTTTATTACCGACAACAGAGGTTGATACAAATTCACAAGGTGCTTCGGACACTTTAATTGAATTAGTTAATGATATTAAAAAAATTAAAAGTGGTATAACGGCATTTAATGCGGTTACTATGAGTACTAATAGTTTTACATATACAGGAAACAAACAAACATATAGTGGTATTTTAGTTTTTGAATCACCTTATAAGTTACCTGCAGGTCAAGAAGTGTTTGTTCCGTTTAGTAGATTACCCTTATTTGATGGTAACAGTAGTTTTACATTTAGAAGAGTTTATATGATTGTTTCTGATGATGTGGTTGATGATAAAAAATATCAAACCTTTAAAAATGCGATGATTGGTAATATAATTAACAATACAGGTATTATTGGTAAAGGTTCCGATAATATAAGTGAAGTGTTTGATGCGTATTGGGATAAAATTGCTAAACCAGCCTTTGTTGAAGAAAATAGTATTACTAAAGAGTTTATAACTTATATGGAAAAAGAAAAACTAAAAGATTTCTTAAAGTACACACCATACTCAACTAAGAAAAGAATGTTTAGTTATACAACTGAAGGAGCTAATTCTGACGGACAAGTTGCGTTAATTAAAGGTTTAGGTGCGACTCAAAATCAAAACACAAATAATAAAACATGGAATGATGAAATATCAAACGATGTATATATATCAAAAGCAAAACTTAACTAATGGCGTATCAATATTGGAATAGATATAGTGACTTTCTCATTAATGGGGAACAAACTGTTGTGCCTTTTGTACCAATACCTCAAAAGCCAACAGATAAATCCTACATATATAAAGTTGCTAGAAGTAGATTAGATGTTGTATCTCAAGAGTATTATAATTCACCATATTTTGGTTGGTTAATATTACAGGCAAATCCACAATTTGGTGGGTTAGAGAACTACATATATGATGGTGCGGTATTGATTATTCCTTATCCTCTACTACCTTCATTACAAGACTATAAAGCGGCTTTAGCTGATTATTTTTATTATTATGGCAGGTAACACACCAGGAGACAACAGTGGAAACATATTAGTTGAGTTTGACTACAATAATATTATTGTTGTTGACCCAAACAAGACTATTGATGCTTTCGGAAATATTCGTGAAAGATTGGTTGACCATGAAAAATTGGTTATGTATGCCAACCTTGAAGCTGAAGTTGTACCAAGAACTAAACTATCTGTAGGTGGAAGTCCTGAAGATAGAATTAGGATTGTATCGGTTGCTAAAATGAATTTCTTAAGACCAACCGAAGGTACAAACTTAACCACAGGTTATTACGATGAATTAACGGGAAAGAACTCTGTAAATGGATTAGGTGATAATCAATTAAATATTCAAAACATTGACCCAAATGACGGTACCAAACCGTATCAAAAAGTAACGGTTAATAATCCTGGTAATACCTCAACAGATAACGGATTGTTAGGTATTACAAATATTAATGTAACAACAAACACTTCATTTATTCCAACAGTTACAATGGAATTAGAAGATATTCAAGGTAGAGCTCTATTCCAATTAGGAGATAATTCACCATACGCAGCCTTTTTTAATTTACCATATTGTCCATTTTATTTAACACTAAAAGGTTATTATGGTCAAGCGGTAAAGTATCAACTAAATCTAAAAACATTTAATGCTAGGTTTAATTCGTTTAGTGGTAACTACCAAGTTACGTTAGAATTTATTGGATACAAATTTAACATACTTAACGAGATTTCAATGGGTCATTTACTTGCTGCCCCACACATGTACAGTACAAGATTTGATATTTCTAAATCAACTACTTCATCTGAAGCTCCAAATAAAAATGTTGAATCTGGAACAAAACAAACAGGTGCAATATCAAAAGAATCTACAAATAGTTCAAACAACGTAGTCACTCAAATTGTTAGTGAGAAAGGTTACCAAAAAGTTGTTGAAGTTTATAGTGAATACAAAGCCAAAGGATTAATCGCTCCTGATTTTCCTGAAATAACATTTGCTCAATTAATGAATAAACTTGAAACTTTTGAGCAAACAGTAATTAATTCTTACACTAAAGTAGATGTTGAACCTTTAACAAACATTAGAACATATAAAGAAACATTACAAAATTATTATAACGATGTTTATGGTGGTGAAAAGTCTTGGTTCAATACATACTTAAACCCAAAGCCAATAGTATTAAAAGATAAATCTTACGTTTTTACTTTTAAAGATAACATATTAAAAGACCCAACGGCAAAACAATCTGCAAAAACATTGTTAAGTGGGTATACTACTGAGTATAATAAATTGCTGGCGGAAAATCCTACTTTAGGATTAACGGGACCATCACCAGTTAAAAATAGTATTACAAACGATACAATGTTAATTAATGTTGTTTTGGATGATATTGATTTGGAAAAAACTACAGTTGAACAACTTGGAATATTATCTCCAACAACTGCAGATACAAATTCAGTTAAAATTTATTTGGAGGGAGTTTTAAAACCAACAATGGAAAAATTGGCAACAGACGACACAAATAAATCAGGTAATCTTGTTTTTAGCCCTTTGTTTACTTTTGCAACCACGACAGGAGCTTTTAACGGAACTCCAAGATTTGAAGAATTAATTCGCCAAATGGAGGCAGAAGCAAATAGACAATTAACTCAATATGAAACTGCATTAACCGCAGATTTTGCTAAAAAAATTGAAGACACGACAATTGGATTTGGATTTAAACCTACAGTTAGAAATATTTGTGCAGTTATTATGGCGTCAGCCGAGGCGTTTATTAGATTGTTAGATGATACACATACAACCGCTTGGAATGTAAAATATGACCCTGTTAGAAAAAGTGCGATATTAGATAACACATCTTCAGCGCCTGGTACAGATACAAGAGATAACCTTAATATAAGTCAAAAATCTTTAAATGAAAATCAAGGGTTATCAACTGCTCAAATACCTGTATACCCTTGGCCTCAGTTTTTTGTTGAAACACCTAATGATAAAAAGGGTAGATTCCAATTAAAATATATTGCAGACCCATCAGTTGTTAATTTAACTAAAGGTTATTTATATGACAAATGGCCTGAAGTAGAATTTGTTGAAGAATATATGAGAGGATTAACTCAAAAGTTTAATCCACCAATTGCTGCGGTTCCAACAGATAGCCAATCAACTACAAACATTATTAATTTAAATGCTATTGAATACCCTTCAACAGGTATTGCATATCTTAATAAAGAAGAAATTAAATTTTTCTATGAGATTTGGGAAAGACAATTTTTAACCGCTAACTATAATGGTTTTATTAGGGCAAATTCTAATCAACTAAATCAATTAACAAATTTAGTACTTAGTTCAGAAACAAGTAATATTGTTACAAGTTTAGGGGTAAGCTCACCTTATTTAACTTTGAAGTTAAAAAACTATAATTTAACTGCAGAGAATTACAAAGCCAGTTTGGAAAATTTTTCAAACCAAGGTACAGGTAGGGCGTACCAAGAATTTATTAGAGATTTTTATGTTACACCTTATATAAAAAATATTACAGAAAATTCTTTTAATATTTTAAGTATTGGTGATTTAGGTAAAGAACCACAACTAAGTACTAAATCTGAGGCTTTAGAACAATTAGTTAAATCTGCAAGTAACACACCTTTAATTATTGATACATATCCGTTTACTAACCCAACATGGGTTTCGGGTAATATGAGTTTAAGTGATAGTAGTTCAAGAGATTCGGTTTATAATACAACAAATGTTTTAAAAGTTTTTAAACCAAGAACGGTAATTTCAAACTTTGAAAGTGTGTACGATTATACAACTAATAGGCCTGTTACAAATTTTTCATATTTGAAAGTTTCAAATCCAACCACTGAAATTGTTGCAACAAATCTAACAGTATTTTATGACACCAGAAAAAATCCTGAAATTTTTATACCAACAGAAGGTTATGTTAGTCATATTAGACCAATAACTAACATAACAACAGAAACAACTACAACAATGTTAAACACTCCGTATCTGATAAATGCGATACAAAATGGTGTTTATAATTGGAGAAAAAAAGACAAATATCCTTATGTACAGGCAGCATACCTTTTCATAAATGCATTACCATTAGCAACCTTAAAAGAAAGGTATAAAACAAATGGTGCGTCAGGTGATTTAGATTATATTGCATCTTGTTTTAAAAAGTTTGGGGCTATTCATAAAATTCCATATGCTTGGATGTTAAAGTTAGGTTCTATTTGGTTTAGATATAAAACCTACAAATCTACAGGTATTGATATTTTAGAAAGTGCTTGGAAAAATTTTGATTATAAAACAAACTTTGACCCTATAACAAGTGCGGATACAAAAACATATTCGTTTAAATTTGATGGTGAAAAGAAAATTACATTACAAGAATATGGTAACAACATATCAAAAATACAAACAGGTTTTTATCCTAAAGTAATTAACGACTTTAATGTTTTTTATAATGGTTATGATTTATATAGTGGATATACCGACACTGAAATACAAACGAGTATTGATGGGGGTGTTAAAGTATATAATTTTACTGATTCAAATATTAACTCGTCATTACCAATAGGACTTGCTGGGTCTCAAAACTTCTCAACAATGCAAACTTGGTCTGTAATTTTACCTAACGGAATTCAAGATATATTGGCAAATCCTAACGCATGTTCACCAAACCAAAATACCACAAGTGAAAAATATTATATAGTACCTTCATTTGGTTCACAAATTAACCAAGTAAATACTGAATGTTTAATTAATAATATACCTATATGTCCATTCTTAGATAATCCATCAATTTATAATGGTTCTGTTAGATTATTGTGGAGTGCACCAAATTATGGTTATTTTAATAATGACCAAATAACTAAGCCAAAACCTGATTCATATGTTAATAAAATTTTAACAGGTAATACAAAACAATCGTCTTTTAAATTATTGATTGATGACGAATATTCTAATATTGAAGAAATATTTTCAGTTTTTGATAAAAGTATTTTAGATAAATTTGAACAGGAATTCTTAAACTTTAGTAAACCTGTTGCAGATATTGATTTAGGTCCGCAAGTTGTTGTTCCAATCGGGGCTTCTCCTGTTGACAATAATGCAATCTTTAAAAACTTCCAATACTTATTTAGAAGTTTGATGTCGGTTAATGGAAATAATGGATTATCAACTGGTGATTATTTTAAAACACTTGGTAATACTCAATTAACCTCATTTTCTAATACAATAAAATCATTCTTAGAATATGATGTTGTGTTAAAATATGGTAACCCCGCAAATTATAAAAGAAGAGTTGTTGATTCATTCTTAGCTTATAATGGAGGTACTAATACAATTACAGACCCAATACAATTTAATCCTTATGTTAAAAATACATTACCATCATTAAACGGTATTGTGACTTTATCTCAATCAAAAGCGGCATTCCCAAATGAATGGTTGGCTTTAGAAACAGAAGTAGGGTTTTCAACAATTACAAATCTAAAATATACAGACCAAGGTTCTTATATTACAGATTTCTTTATTGATAATAATATTCAATTTACGGTTGATAATATTGTGTTGTGTTCACAATTAATTAAACAATACGCCACTCAAAAATTATATACACCAACGATTGATAGTACTGAGTTTAAAACCAGACTTCAAACATATTTTAATGGTACAACAGAACTTCAAAATATATTCTTAAACCAAATATTAACAAAAATTAGATTGGAACTTCCTGACCAACAAGAACTTCCTGAAAAAACAATTCAGAGTGTCATTGATGGTCAACAAAGTAAAGTTGAAAATTATGAGATGTTTAAAGCTTTAAACGACAAGTGGATTGCTGGTGGTGACTTTACAACCAAAACATTATTTGAGGATATTTTATTTTTAGATAGAGCATCAAGAAATATTGGAGATACTATTATCATTGACATATTTGCGTTAAAAGAAACTTTATTAGGGAATAAAACAGTTGAAGAAAGTTCTCTTAATATGGACATGAGTGTTTTTACATTCATGAGTGGTTTATTAATTAAAAATAAATTTAATGTAATGCCATTACCCGCGTATGTTAACTTCTATAATGTACAAGACGCGGATGGTACTGTTTTATCTCAAACCGCTGAAGGTTCATTACAATTTGCCGACAACATGTGGGGTACATTTTTAGATGTTGATTACAGAAAATCTGGCCCTAAAATGATTTGTTTCTATGCGGGACTCCCATCCGCTTATTTAGATTTACCTAAAGGAAATTCTAGATTTAGAGATGATGCATTTGAGATGAGAAGAGCATCCGAAAACCCATTAATTGAAAACCAAATTGGTAAAAAAGATTGGGCATTATCTAACAGATGTGTAGGTTTTAATGTGGATATTGGTATTAGAAATCAAAACATTTTTTATTCGTTTAATGTATCAATGGATAGTGGTAAAGCGACTTCAGAATCTATTAACACGCAATTGAATATGGTTAATCAAGCTTCAGGTAGAAATGTTGCAACACAAAATGTTGGACTTTATAATTTATATAAACAAAGAAGTTATCAATGTAATGTTGTTTGTTTAGGTAACGCATTATTACAACCAACAATGTATTTTAACCTTAGACATGTACCAATGTTTAATGGACCATATATGATTACTGAGGTTAAACACTCAATAAGTGCGGGACAATTCCAAACATCATTTAACGGTATTAGACAAGGAATTTATGATTTACCGTCAATTGACAATTACTTACAAAGTATTAATCAAAACTTATTATCACAAATTGAAAGTGTTATTAATAAAAAAGATAATGTCACTGGTAAAGCAATAACTAATGTTAATAAATCTGCATTGTTAACACAACAAGGTGATAACACGGCAGCCGCAACAAATACTTGTACAAATAATTTAGATTCAAATTATAGTACATGGGGTGATTTTGTTAAATCAGAAACAATATCTTTAACACCTTCAGAACTTGTTACTGAAATACAAAAAAAGACAACCAATACTAACTTACAAGTTCTTATTTATATTTTATGTTATGTTAAAACATTTAATAAAGATAAATTCTACGGTTATAACAATAATTTTGCAAATGTTGCCTTAAATGTTTATTACGGAGCTGCAACAAAATATTTTATTCAAAAACAATCATCTTGTGTTAATATTCCAAATTCAACAGGAACTCCAACATCTCAACCAATTGCAAACTTTAAAGACATTGGTTCGTTTATTGATTTCATGATTGCAAGATTAACTCCAAACCTTAATAGAATTTATTACGGAGAGAATGGAAATGCTCCTTTAGGTATTTCAAAATATTATGTTTGTTATTGGCCTAAGGCGGATGTCGCGGAATCTTATTATGATTCAAATTTAGACCAATATAAAAAATTAGAAAAAACATTAAAAGATGCATATAAATCTGCGGGAGACGCTCAATTAAATACAGAGTCTGCAAAATCAATTAGAACTGCAGACCAAACTCAAAAACAAAAAATAGCAAACATATATGCGGGAGTTACAGGTGCTACAAATAATATTAATACAACAACAACAGTTGTTACTACATGTCCTCCACCAACTATAACATCTTTTTCACCATTAACAGGTGTAACGGGAACAATACTTACTATTTCTGGTAAACATCTGGACACTATAACAGGTATAACAATTAATAATGTTACAACAACTACAGGAATTACAATTAACAACCCAACAAATATTGTTGTTTTAGTTCCGTTTAGTAATACAAATGTATCACAAAATAATACAATAACAGTTAAGACTGAAAATGGTAATGCTGTTAGTACAACAAACTTTACATACAATCCAAATCAAACATCACCCGCACAACCTACAGTAATACCTGGCTCTCCACCAAATGTTAATTCAAACCCACAACAAACGGGGCCAATTGTTTTAACCGCAAATACCACATATAACTTAGTTGGTAGTGCAATGAATATGTATGTTGGAATAAATCCTGCTTCAGGTACTTGGAATATTACTAAACAATATACTGAATGGACTTGGAAGGCAGTTAAATTAGTACCTGGACCTAATAACACATTTGTTGAAGAAGTTGTTGGAAGTGGTGATTACAGTAGAGAACTTGAAGATTATGTTAGTAATGATAAACAATATTTTAATATAACTGCATTAGGTATATTAGATATTGTAAAACAAGATATTGATAATGATGAAGAATATAATAAAATAAATAAAATTTATAACAAAATATCATTAATGGCAACATCACCTAATAAGTATGTTAAATTCAATACGACTAATAATCCTAATGATGTAATACCTGATGCATACCAAACATTCCCATTCACGATTAAGTTAAGTTAACTTAAGTCATAAACAATATATTTATATAGAAACATAATTATGGACATTAAATCAGCATTAGATAACTACCTTGGTAAATCAACTAGATTTTCGCAAGAAGATAACGGTGACGGAACTAAACAAGTTTGTGACCTAGATACGGGAGATTGTTATACTGTAAGAGAAAGAGACGGTCTTATTGAAAGAGCTGGACACCAAACAACTGCCAACAGAAAAGTTAGAGTTGAAACCTCTAAAGGTATAAAACAATTATTAAACGGATAACCAAATGACTTTAGATAAAAAAATACTAAGTGAAATTAAAAGATACAACAGTATCAACAAATACATTTCAGAACAAGCTGCAGAACCAGCTCCTGATGATTTAACGGCATTGGCACCTGATGCGGGGGCAGCGCCTCCACCACCACCTGCAGATGCTACGGCAACTCCACCTGAAGCGCCAGCGGCGGAACCAGGAGGAGCTCCAACACCAATTGATGTTGAAAATGACCCTGATATTGAAAAAATAGATGGTGAAGGTAAATCTGAAGAAAAGAAAGACGGTGAAGAAAATGATAGTGAAGAACTTGAAGTAACTGACTTAGTTGATTCCCAAAAAAACATTGAGAAAAAACAAGATGATTATTTTGAAAACTTGTTTGGTCAATTAACTAAATTAGAATCAAGATTGGGAGAGATGGATGCGATTATGAATAAGCTTAACGCTCTTGAAAACAAAATTGAAAAATACAGAGAAAAAACCCCTGAAGAAAAATTAGAACTAAGAAGTTACGATTCATATCCTTTTAATCAAAAATTATCACAATTTTTTGATGATAAAAAAGATGAGATGGAAAAAACGGGAAAAAATGATTATGTTTTAACCCCTGATGATGTAACAGACATTAATGTTAGTGATATTAAGAGTTCTTTCCAAGGAAATGGATTCAAAGACGAATTTGATTATAAATAATATTCTAAAACATATTAATGAAGGTCACCCAAAAGGTGACCTTTTTTATTTGACAAATGATACAAACTATACTATATTTGTAAGACAACTTAACAATTTAAAATAAAGAAAAACATGATGAGTTCATTAGACGCCGTATTGGCACAGTACGAAAAAGCACAACAAGGGGGCGGGGCCCAAAGTAAAATGTCGCAAGACGAAAGAATGAAAAAGTATTTCGCTTTAATCCTTGGGGATAAAGAGAAATCAGGACAGAGAAGAGTAAGAATTCTTCCAACACAAGATGGTAGTTCACCATTTAAAGAAGCTTGGTACCACGAAATTCAAGTTGGTGGTCAATGGCAAAAATTCTATGACCCAGGAAAGAACGACAATGAGCGTTCCCCTTTAAATGAGGTTTATGAAGAATTGATGTCAACAGGTAAAGAATCTGATAAAGAGTTGGCGAAACAATACAAGTCTCGTAAATTCTATATCGTAAAAGTTATTGACAGAGACCGAGAAGAAGACGGCCCAAAATTTTGGAGATTTAAACACAATTACAAGAACGATGGTATCTTGGACAAAATCATTCCAATTTGGAGAAACAAAGGTGACATCACTGACCCTGAAAAAGGACGTGACCTTATCATTGAATTGACAAAATCTAAAACACCTGCAGGTAAAGAATACACAAGTGTATCTACAATTATGTATGACGACCCAACAGCAATACACGAAGAAAAAGTTCAAGGTGATTCTTGGATTAATGATGAATTGACTTGGTTAGATGTATATTCTAAAAAACCTGTTGACTATCTTGAGGCAATCGCTCGTGGAGAAACTCCAAAATGGGATAGTGAAAAAGGTGGGTACGTTTATTTAAACGATACTGAATCTACAACATCTATGGGTGGAGCAAAAAAAGATGAAGCAAAGGCACCTATCGTTGACCCCCAAGCAAATGACGAGGTTGACACTGAATTACCTTTCTAATAAAACAAAACACATCATGTATGGTATCTTGTATGGTACCATGCATGATTAATTTATATCATATATGGCAATAAAGAAAAACGATTTCAGCGCAGTTAAGAAGAAATTCTCAACCTCCGCAAAATACAAACCCCAAAGATTTTTTGACTTAGGACAAGATTTCTTAGATGCGGTTGGATTACCTGGTCCTGCTATAGGACATTTGAATATGTTCTTGGGTCACTCAGATACAGGAAAAACTACAGCATTGGTTAAAACTGCCGTTGATGCTCAGAAAAAAGGTATTCTACCTGTGTTCATTATTACCGAACAAAAATGGTCTTTTGAACATGCGAAACTTATGGGTTTTGAATGTGAAGAAGTTGTTGATGAATCAACAGGTGAAGTTGATTGGGATGGTTTTTACATCTTTAATAATGACTTTGACTACATTGAGCAAATTACGGACTACATCAATAGTTTGTTAGATGCGCAAGAAAAAGGTGAGTTAGATTATAGTTTATTATTCTTATGGGATTCTGTTGGTTCAGTTCCTTGTAAGATGACTTACGAAGGTAAGGGTGGTAAACAACACAATGCATCTACGTTAGCAGACAAAATTGGTATGGGTATCAACCAACGTATTTCAGGTTCTCGTAAAGCGGATTCAAAATATGAAAACACATTGGTTATTGTTAACCAACCTTGGGTTGAGTTACCTGACAATCCATTCGGTCAACCAAAAATTAAAGCAAAAGGAGGAGAGGCCATTTGGTTAAACTCATCATTGGTATTTTTATTTGGTAACCAAAAAGGTGCGGGAACAAACAAGATTACCGCAACAAAAGATAAGAGAAGTGTAAAGTTTGCAATTAGAACTAAAGTTTCCGTAATGAAAAACCACATCAATGGGTTAGGTTACGAAGATGGAAAGATAATTGTAACACCACACGGTTTCTTAGCAGGAAAAGAAGCGTCAGAAGAGAAGGTGTCTATTGAATCATACAAAAAAGAATATGCTGACTATTGGAAAGATATTCTTGGTGTTACTTCATTGGATTTTGACTTAAAAGAAGAAAAAGAAGATTAGTATATTGTTTCACATTTTAAATCACAATCGTGATTAAAACATTATTAGTAGACGGAGATAATTTATTTAAGATAGGATTCCATGGAGCCAAGGATGTGTATAACGACGGGGCTCATGTGGGTGGAGTATTTCACTTTGTGAACATACTCCGCAAATTCCTTGATGAACACAACCATGATAAAGTTGTTGTGTTTTGGGATGGAGATTCAAATTCATCTATTAGAAAAAGTCTATACCCACAATACAAAGCGAATAGAAGACAAGATATGAATGAGTACAAGTACGAATCGTATTTGTATCAAAAGTCTCGTGTTAAACAATACTTAGAAGAAGTGTTTGTTCGTCAGGTTGAGATGGTTAGTAATGAGGCGGATGACCTTATTGCATACTATTGTAAGATATCCAAGGATGAGAATATTATTATTTTTTCTGCGGATAAAGACCTAACACAACTTATTTCGGAAAGAGTTACAATCTATTCTCCAATTACAAAACAATACTTCAAGAATGGTGATATGATTACCATTAATAAAGTGGACATTCCACATTATAATGTATTGTTAACTAAGATATTCACTGGAGACAAATCAGATAACATTGACGGTATTGAAGGTCTTGGGGAAAAAACTTTAATTAAATACTTTCCACAAGTGCAGGAAAAACCATGCACTGTTGAGGAATTACTGTATATTGCAGGAAATATCGAGCAAAAAAAACCAATTAAAACATTGGGTAATATTTTGATTGGTAAAACAAAATCAACTATACTTGGAGAAGAGTTTTATAACACAAACAAAAAGATAGTTGACCTGACAAATCCTTTAATAACTGATGATGGAAAAGAATTAGTTGAACAAATCCTAACTGACACTATAGACCCTACAGATAGGGGATATAAGAACTTAATGAGAATGATGATGGAAGATGGTCTCTTTAAGTATTTACCCAAAAATGACGAAGCTTGGGTTAACTTCCTTACACCATTTATGAAATTAACAAGAAAAGAAAAAAGACACAAAAAATAAAAATTATGAAAGAGCAAGACAGTACCAAAATGGAATTCTTATTGACGTTAAACGACAATATTGTGGTTCAAAGATTTTTCAATGTTAGAGGGTATAATCCTAAAGCAAAAAACTCTTTAGATTTACATTATTTCTTGGAACAGTTCCAACAAGAATTACATTATCATTTAAAAATGAAAACCGTTATCTATATGATTGATAACAAAGACGCGATTTGTGCGGACCCAACAATTATGGAGACATCATACACTGATGGTAAAGAAGATTTTAACATTTATGTTAAAGTTGGGGAACAGACAATTTGTCATAGAAATTTTGATGGAAAATTATATCCACCAAAAGTTCGTTATACCGTTGATGTACGACCATTCTTAAAAGAAGTTTTAAGAGAATTGACTGACATTTTTTCAGCCCAAAAATTAAGTTACCAATATTTGAACTTTGACCTAAACAGCTAAATATTTAATTAAACAAGGGATGCAAATATAACATATGAACAAGAATTTCGACTACTTAGGGAACACCTTCCAAATACAACTTTTAAACCAAATTATCGTAGATAAAGAATTTTCTACATCTATTATGGATGTAATAGAAAGTTCTTACTTTGATAACAAATACTTCAAAATCATTTTACAAATGACTAAGGAGTATCATGCAAAATACCAATCGACCCCTAACTTTGACACTCTTGACCAAATTGTTAAATCTGAAATCTCGCAAGAAATTGTTGCTAAAATAGTTCTTGACACACTTAAACAAGTTAAAGACGCTCCTTTTGAAGGAACTCAATTTGTTCAAGAAAAAGCGTTAAAGTTTTGTAAACAACAGGAACTTCAGAAGGCTATGGACAGAGCCCAAAAAATTATAACAGAAGGTGATTTTGAATCTTATGATAAAGTTGAGGGATTAGTTCGTGAGGCATTACAAGTAGGCGAAAGAGATTTGGGAACAACAGATATCTTCTCCAACCTTGAGACAGTACTTGACGAGGATTTTAGACACCCAATTCCGATGGGAATACCAGGAATTGATAAACTACTTAAGGGTGGTTTAGCAAAGGGTGAGATTGGGGTTATATTGGCTCCTACGGGGGTTGGTAAAACTACCATCTTAACTAAGATTGCCAACACAGCATTCAATCTTGGGTATAATGTCCTCCAAATATTTTTTGAAGACAACCCAAAGATTGTACAACGTAAACATTTTACACTTTGGACTGGTATTGAACCTGATAATCTTGTAATACATAAAGAAACGGTTATGAGTAAAATTACCGAGATTAAAGAAACTATGAAGAACGAGTTAATTTTAAAAAAATTACCTTCAGATTCTATGACTATGAATCAAATCAAAAACCAAATCAGAAAAATGATTGCTGATGGTACAAAGATTGACTTGGTTCTTTTGGATTACATCGACTGTGTTGTACCTGAAAGTTCAAGTAAAGACGAATGGAAAGCAGAAGGTTCGGTAATGAGAGGATTTGAGGCAATGTGTCACGAGTTATCATTAGTTGGTTGGACAGCAACTCAAGGTAATAGGTCATCAATTTCATCTGAAGTTGTGACTACAGACCAAATGGGTGGGTCAATCAAGAAAGCACAAGTAGGTCACGTTATCATTTCCTTGGCTAAAACTTTAACACAAAAAGAAATGAATTTGGCAACCATTGCAATTACTAAGTCACGTATTGGTAAAGATGGGGTTGTTTTTGAAAACTGTAAATTTAACAATGAATTACTTGAAATTGATACTGAAAGTTCAGTAACATTCTTAGGGTTTGAAGAACAACAGGAAGAAAGAAAACGTGATAGAGTTAAAGAACTTTTGGAAAAAAGAAAACAAAGAGAACAACAATCGTAAAAAAATAACAAAAATAACTATGGAAAACATTTTAAAAGAAAACCCTAACAGGTTCGTTATCTTCCCTATTGAACACAATGATATATGGGAGTATTATAAACAACATCAAGCAGCATTTTGGACTGCAGAAGAAATTGATTTAACAAATGATATTCGTGATTGGGAGAATTTATCAGACAATGAAAAACACTTTGTTAAAAATGTACTGTCATTTTTTGCTGCTTCTGATGGTATTGTAAATGAGAATTTGGCGGAAAACTTCTTAAAAGAAGTTCAGTATCCTGAGGCAAAATTCTTTTACGGGTTCCAACTTATGATGGAGAATATACATTCATTAATGTATTCTCTTCTTATTGATACATATGTCTCAAGTGCAGAAGAAAAAGATGAATGTTTCCATGCAATTGATAGATTACCTGCGGTACAAAAGAAGGCAAAATGGGCTCTTGATTGGATTGAAAATGCATCTTTCCAAGAAAGATTGGTTGCCTTTGCGGCTGTTGAAGGTATCTTCTTCTCAGGTTCATTCTGTTCAATTTTTTGGATGAAATCAAGAGGAATTATGCAAGGGTTATGTAATGCTAATTCATTAATCTTTAAAGATGAAAATCTACACTGTGATTTTGCAATTCACTTGTTGAATAATCACATAGAAAACAAACCAAGTGAAAAAAGAATTAGAGAAATCTTATTATCTGCATTGGAAATTGAAAAAGAATTTATCACCGAATCATTACCAGTTTCACTTATTGGTATGAACTCAAACTTAATGAAACAATATCTTGAGTTTGTTGTTGATGGATTGTTAATTAAGCTTGGTTGTAAAAAAGAATTTAATGTTGAACAACCCTTTAAATTCATGGAACAAATTGCGGTTGAAACTAAAGGAAACTTCTTTGAGTCAAGAACCGTAGAATACCAAAAAGCTAAATTAAATGAGACAATTTCTTTTGAGGAAGATTTCTAATATAAAACAATATGATGTCATTAAAAATTAAAAAAAGAGATGGAGAGGACGCTTCCTTTAATCCACAAAAAATTTACAATAGAATTAAAAGAGCTGCAAAAGGGTTAAATGTTAATTCGGACGAGATTTTTATTAAAGTTATAACTTCAGTACCAACTGAAGGGTTAATTACAACAAAAGAGTTAGATAAACTTGTATATGAAATTGCTGCCGCTTATACTGGTAGTCATCATGACTATTCAAGATTAGCATCTTCAGTTGCAATTTCTTCTTACCATAAGGAAACTAAAGATAGTTTTTGTGAAACTATTATGGAATTACATTCTACTGGCGTAATCAATGAAAAGTTAATTGAAGTTATGAGCTCTTATGGTCATGACAAAATTGATGAGGTTATTAATCATGAGAAAGATTATAACTTTGATTACTTTGCGTGGCGTTCATTACAAGAAATGTACTTGTTAAAGACACCTCAAGGTAAAGTAGTTGAAAGACCACAACACATGTATATGAGAGTTGCTTTATGGGTAACAAATTCATTTGAAGAAGCTGTTGAATACTACAACTCATTGTCAAACCAACTTATTTCACCAGCAACACCAATCATTATTAATTCAGGAACAAAAGTCCCTCAATTAGCATCTTGTGTATTACATTATAATAACTCAGATTCACGTAATGGTTTATTACAAACATTAAATGATATTTCAACTTATTCTTCAGACGCTGCGGGAATTGGATTATCAATGTCTAATATCAGAAGTAAAGAAAGTCGTATTAATTCATCAGGTGGATTTGCGGGTGGATTGTTAAAGTATTTAAAAATTGTTAACGAGTCATTGAGATTCTTTAACCAACAAGGAAGACGACCTGGTAGTGCTGCTATATATATTGAACCATGGCACAAAGATGTTATGGACTTGTTAGATATCAAAAAGAACACAGGTGCGGAAGAATTAAGAGCAAGAGATTTATTCACAGCTCTTTGGATTCCCGACAACTTCATGAGAGCAGTAAAGGAAAGTGCTGATTGGTATTTATTCTGTCCTAACGATATTATTAAAGCTGGTATTAAACCACTTCAAGAATGTTACGGTACTGAATATGAAACAAATTATAACAAAGCTGTTGAGTTAGGGATTGGTAAAAAAGTTAAGGCTCAAGATATTTGGACTAAGATTATTGAATCACAAGTTGAGACAGGTGTTCCTTACTTATGTTCTAAAGACAATGCTAACAAGAAAACAAATCACCAAAACATTGGTGTGATTAAACAATCAAACCTTTGTAATGAGATTTACCAATATACCGATGAAGAAACTACCGCAATATGCACATTATCTTCAATGGTATTGAAAAACTTTATTGAGAAAGGTGAGTTTGATTTTAACCTACTTTATAGTGAAGTAAGAAAGGTTGTTAGTGCTCTTAACAAAGTTATTGATATTAATAGTTACTCAACTGAAAAAGGTAGAAAAGGTGGATTGGACCAAAGAGCAATTGCGATTGGTACTCAAGGTTTGGCTGACGTATTTTATTTGATGGATTACATTTTCACATCTGAAGAAGCTAAGAAATTAAATAAAACTATTTTTGAAACTATCTACTTTGCAGCA